GAAAATAGCCGATTAACGTATTCGTCGCTCATCTCTCAGCCTTTCCCGTTGGTTGGGGGTGGGGGTAGGGCTTGCCAGTCACGGCTTGCCAGTTGTCATGCCCGCACTCGTCGCATTCCAGGCCGGTATCTAGTGCCCGCGCCCCGCAGCGCTCGCACGGGACATCATCGCCCGGACCGGGGTCTCTCCCTGCCGACCGGCCCCTAGATTGTGCGACCCGCCCCACGTTTGCGGTACTGGACATGCGATCAGGCGTCCGGTTTGGCGCGCTTGACGACGATGCGCCACGGGAAGCAAGTACGCACGTCCGCGATCATCTGCTCAAAGGTCACCCCTTCAGGGGCGTCAAAGCAAAGCCCGTCACCCTCCGGGAAACAACTCGCCCAGTAACCCAGGGCGCGGAACTTGCCCAGCGGGTCGTCTGTTGGCTCAGGGCGCCCGATAGTCATCGGCTCTGGATTCGTTGCCAGTGGGTGTGACGGAGGAAACTTGCCGCCGCGCATGGGGTTAGCGGCATCCCACAGAAGGTTGCCTTTCCCAACGCCGGGCAGCGGGCAGTAATACTTGGCTGCAATCTCGCTCACAGATCCCCCTTCTCCGTCACTCGGGCGACGATGGCGTCAAGCTCAGAAGGCCAGTGATGAATGCCCTTCTCGGTGCCTGCCTCTACGCCGGCCCGCGCCGCCCTTCTCAAAGCCCGCTCCACCAGCGGCATGAGGGCGTCGGCCAGTGCGTAATAGGGCGGGTTGTAATACTGGTCCTCGCGGCCCCACTGCTCCATCGTGCCGTGCTCCTCAAAGAACAGCTTTTGCGCAATCTCATCTCGCAGGCTCATTTGCCCTCCCCCAATGCGGCGCGCGCAATTGCGTTGGCTTTCGTCGCGGCCATGTTCACGGCCCCTCGGGTGTAATCCAGTTGCGCTATTTGCTCCATCGCCCCAACCAGCCGCGCCACCCGCTCGCGCAGTTCGTCGCGTTGGGCTTGAAGCGCAAGCAGTCCAGTTGTGCCGCGACAGGCTTCTTCGTGGCCGCCGTCACCGCCGCACGACAGGCAGAAATCTCCGGGCCATCGCAGTAGTGCGCGCACCGCCTCAGACTCAGCCTCAGCCCTGTCCGCCCGCTCGCGCTCGGTTGCGAGTGCGGCGCGGAGTCGGGCAATCTCGTAATGCGACCACCATTCGCGTTCGTTCTTCGGCTCCGTTGCGCTACATATCTGCCGTTCAAGTTCGGCGGCTGGCGTAGCCTGTTTTGCGTCGCTCATTCCTTCACCTCCGGCACACACCACCCGTCCGCCAGTTCTTCGTGCGGCATCGGGATAGCCGCACGGATTGCATTGATCGCCGCGACGCATTTCACGCCTTCATAAGCGCCACCGCTGACCGACCACCTTTCCGCTTCGTCCTCGCCGGCGTCAGTGACCAGTGTTAACGCCTCAAGCGCCATGCGGCATGCCCGATCAAGCGCCTCGACGTGCCAGCGCAAGCCGGCAACCATCGGGTCATTCTCCCGCACGCACTGAAGCACGCGCGCCATGTGCGTCCGCCAGTCTTTCGTCTGTGCGTTCGCGTACTCAGGGCCGCGAAAGGCGCGCTCCATTAGGAGTAGCAGCACGCATTCCGGATCTGTTTGGTCGTCGTCCATCGCTCACTCCCTACGCATGGCTCAGTTGATAGGCTCGTTCCTTCCACAGTTCCACTTCTGCCTGGAGCGCATCCCTCTCAGCCTCAGCCCTGTCCGCCCGCTCGCGCTCGGCGACAAGCTCGAAGTGCATCGTTTCCAGACGCTCCCACGCTACGCGCGCACTGTGCTCCCACGTCTCCGGCCATAGTGGCCCGCAGCCGTTTGGGCACGGTTCGGTCGCATTGCCGCCGGGGCCTGTCGTGCCGTTTCGGATGTAAAGATTCGTGCGGATTAGTCCAAAATTGCACTTCGCGCAGCGCATTTCGCCGGGGACCAGTCGCGCTTTTTCGGCTTTGTCCGCCCGCTCGCGCTCGGCGGTGAGGGCGGCGAGGTGGTCGGCGTAGGCCACATAGTCGCCATCGTCTAGCGGCCCAATGTTCGCTTCATATTCGCAGACAAGGTCGTATCGCTGAATGCTCATTTGCCCCCCAATGCGGTGCGCAACACATAGAGAACTTCACCGTCGGCAAGTGCCGGCAGAGAGCCGTCAATTCCGATGGCGTGCCACGCAATGCCTACATTGCCGCCCGCACGATTAATGTGCACTTTTGCGACGGGCTCAATCGCCCCAACCAGCCGCGCTACCCGCTCGCGCAGGGCGTCGCGTTCGGCTTTGTAGTGCTCTTCCATCTGCACGGCGTCGTTTCTTTGCGATCGCATGTCACACAGCTCGCAATACAGCGGCTCGCCGGTTTCGGCCGAATGCAGCATCAGCGACGCCGGGTGCCCGCACTTAAGTTCAGCCTCAGCCCTGTCCGCCCGCTCGCGCTCGGCGGTGAGGGCGGCGCGTAGCGCAAGCACGTTTCGCGTTGCGCGGATGCGGGCATCTGGCGGGCGAATGTCTAAGCAATGGCATTGCCCGTTGGTGCCCATGCCGCCCGGGTGCCCGAACACACAGCCGTGATTTGAGCACGCCTCGACTCCCGCAATCTTTCTGTCGCTCATATCGTCATCCCCTCATGGCCGCTAGGCGGCCTGATGCTTCTTGCGCCAGTACACGCGGCGCGCTCGCTCTCGCGCACATTCGCGGCAGTCGCGCTTGTTGTCTTTGCCGATTGCCGTGTTCTCGTCCGTGTATTCGTGCCCCTGCGGGCAGTGCGTCGGAGATGAACGGACACGGCGCGGCGTTGCTGTCGGCTCATAGCGCAGGCCGGAAATCAGGCGGACGTAGTGCGCGAAGGGCGGCATCATGCGGCGTCTTTCGTGATGTCCACATCTTCCACGGCGGTCAGTGTGGGCGGGCACAATGCAGCCTTCATGGCGTCAAAGCCGGCGCGGATTTCCTCGGCCCGCATGCTTTCGATGCGCGTCCAGCTGCCGGTGCTGAAAATCTGTTTCAACAGTTCAACGCGGCGGACTTTGGCATCATTGCCGGTGCCGTCTAAGCCGTGCTCAATCAGAAGCGACTTGATTTCCTCGCACCAGACTTCCCGCTGGCGCCTTTCCTGTGGCCATCCGTCATCCCCCACGGCGTCGGCGAACGTCTCGCGGCTGTCGCGATTGTCCATGCTGTCGAAGTGCGCCCCGCCGATGTTCAGGAATTGGAAGTGCGGCTGGAAGCTGGCAAAGTTGGGGCGGTCAATCTCGCGGCCGTTAAGCGTGTCCGTGCGGTCCTTCTCCACCAAGGCGCGGTTGATGATTTTGCCGTTCTCGCGGTGTTTCACCATCTCAATCAGCAGGGACGGCTCGTAACCCAATTCCTTCTCCGTCGCCATCTTGGTGCCGGTGGTGATGAGTTCCTTCTTTCCCGTCTCTTCGTTCGTCTGGTACTCGTAAATCGAGCCGGCGCGGCCGCAAACAATGCAGTGCAACTTCGACGACAGGAAGCGGTCAGTGAAGGCGGCCCACGCGGCCTTGATGGGCTTCCAGTGGTGGAATTCCAGCGCATAGGTGGGCGGCTGGCCCTTCTTCTTCCGCTTGTCGTTCAGGCCCTTCAAGAAGGAGTCCTGCGCATCCCGCCAAACGTGCGTGATGCTGTCCACGATGACAATGGAACAGTCCCGTTCGGCCTCGTCCATGAACGACATCAGGTCACGCAATGCGCGGGATTCGTCGTACACCAGGAATTCAACGCCCGCCTTTTCAAACAGCGGGATGATGTAAGACGCGGCCGGCTCGGTGTCGAACATGCCGACCGGCTTTGTGCACTTGGCGAACTGGTGCAGGCCGATGGCAATCAGGGCGGCCGTGTAGGTTTTGCCGCTGCCGGCCTCGCCGTACATGCCGACTTTGGCGTATGCCTGCCGGTTGGTGGGTTTCTTGAGCATGGTCAGTCCTCGTCAATTCGTTGAAGTAATCCCGCTTGGCCCCGCTCATGTCGTGGCCTTTGCTATCGCGGCGCGGGCTTTTTCGGCGCTGTCAAGCGTAATGCCCAGTTCGCTCTCGGTGTTTTCCACGTAGTTAAGCAGCGCCATCAGGGCCTCAAGCATGTCGGGGGCGGCGGAGACTAGCTTGGCTGCTTCGTAACTTTCCTGCGTTTCCACATGGTCAAAGCCGTCTTCAGGCTCCCAGCCATTTGCAATCTCGCGCACCGATGCGGCGTAGTGATCGCCAAACGGCAGCCACACCGTCACCTTGCTTCGGCCAATGTCTACGACCGTGCCGTAATACTTGCCTTTAAGGGGCATCACTGACCAACTCACCACACCACCCCGCAACCAAACATAATCACCAGGATTAACGCGCCGTCTGTAATAGCAGCCCAATCAATGCGCCGGGGCTGGGCGTAGTCGGTGGTGGTGCTCATACCGGCACCAGCCAGTAGTCCGCGCCAATGCCGGCTTGCGCGTCCTGTGCGCTAATGACGCGGATGTAAGCCATGGCGTCCGCTATGTCGAACAGGGCGCGGACTGGCCCGTCATGGGCCGCAGGCAGGGCCAATAGGTGCGCGTGTGAACTCGGTACTTCATGGCTGCGGCTCCGTGTTGAGGGCGGCCCCCTCGATTTGCAATTCACGCCGCAACTGACGGGCGTATTTCCGCGCCGCCTTTTCGTCATCGAAAAAGAGCGGCTCATCCCCGTCGGCGAGATGAGCCCACCCGTCGCCGAAGCGGCCCTGAAGCCCCCAAAACGGCTTGGGGTTGCCGTCGGACAAATCCAGCCACGCATGAACTCGTATCTTTGTGATGCTCATCCCTGCATATCCACCAGCCGCGCCCGAGATTCGGCAGCGACATCGGCAGCGCGCGCACGGATAAGCGTGGTGGACTCCTGAAGGAACTCGGCGTCGTAGTCGTCTTCTGCGCGACGTTCGCACTCGGCCATGAGCAGGCTCAGCAGTTGCTCAATGAAGCCCTGCACGGCCGCCAAGTAAGCCTCAGGGGCTTTCCCTCGCCGCTTGTGGCGGATGGCGTCGGCCAACTGCTCCCTGAACAGGTAGTCCATCGTCCGCTGCGGTACAGCGTTCAGCGGTTCGAGGTACGGCTGGGCGCGGAGGTATTCGGCCATCAACATCTGCCGGACACCTTCGGGCAGGTCCGACCAAGGGCAGTCATAGCCCTCGGCGGCGGACTGGATTTCGCTGATGTAGTTCATTTATGCGGCCTCCACGTCAGAAAAGGCGGCGGGCGCGTCTTTCTGCGCGTCGAGCCAGTCGTGGAACTTCTCAATCTGTTCCCGCGTGGCGCCGGAGTACGTGGAACTGCGGTTGCCGATAAACCCCATGTCGAATGCGGCGGGAAACACCCAATCACGAACCTCCGCCCAATACCGCTTGGCGATTTCCTGCCCCTCTTCGAGCAGGCAGCACGCAGGCGGCGCGTCAATGCGCTGCTCGTTTTCGTCGTACTGGTAAATCGCATAGGGCGTGCCGCACTGAGAGCACACGCCGACGCCGTGGCTGTCAGTCCAGCGGAACGAAAACGGCAGGGCGCAGGTAATACAGTTGGTCATCGACTCTCTCCGGTGTTCGTTGGGGTTAGTTCGGCGGCGACGATTGCGCGGCCGATGATTTCCGCGATTTGCGGGACGATGGCATTTCCGAGGCATCTAATTCGGTCCACCCGATTGGGTATCCCATGAACACCTCGCACCAGCGCGGGTTCAGCAGTCCGCCAAGGGTCCAGGGCAGGGTCTTTCCCATCGTCATCGCATCCCGCTTGGCGCGATATTCCGGGGTGCAGGAATCGCTCTTGAAGTCTCGAGCCGTCAGGGTCGGCGGCAACTTGAGGGCCGTTATGATTCCGTCCCCGCTCGTCTTGCTCGCCCCTTTCCGGTTGTAGTTCCCGCATAGGGTCAGCGTGGGCAATAATCCAGAGGCGGTCCCGTTCGTGGTGAGCGCCAACGGCGGAAGCCGGTATGCAATGCCATTCCGCGTCATACCCGAGCGCGGCCAAGTCTCCGAGAACTCGGCCAAGTCCCCGCCCAAGCAAAGCTGCGACGTTTTCCACGACGACGAAGCGTGGTCGTACTTCGCCAATAATTCGGGCGTACTCTCGCCATAGCCCTGACCGCTCGCCTTCAATGCCGGCGCCCTTCCCCGCGACGCTGATGTCTTGGCAGGGGAATCCGCCGCAGAGAACATCGACAGTTGGCGGGTTTCGGATGTTTCGGATGTCTCCGAGGTTGGGGACATCGGGCCAATGCTTGCGGAGGACGGCGCTCGCGTAGGGGTCAATCTCGGACTGCCACGCGACGGACATGCCGGCGCGTTCGAGTCCGAGGTCAAATCCGCCAATTCCTGCGAAGAGGGAGCCGACACGCATGCGGCCTCAAGCGCCAAGCTCGTTCAGGAACGCAATGGCGTCCTGATGCGAAATCAGGCCGCTCAGGTCGTCTATGCGGGGTGTGCTTTTGCCTTCAATCTTGACGACGCGCACCACGCGGGACATGCCGGATTCGGCGCCAACACTAAGCGCGGCATCTCCCGTCCGGGACCGCGCAGCCGCAATGGCGCGCTGAAGCTCAAAGAAAATCGGCGGTAGGCTCATCCCATCTCTCCCAGCCCCATCGGGCTTTGCGTTAGCCCGGACATCGGGCTGGTGTGTTGTTGGTGTATGCATAATAGTCGAATCATGGAACGACCACAAGCGCTCTCTTATAGTATTTTTGTTAATCTTTTTGTTCTAAGGGTTTTGGGAGGATTTTCATTAGCCCGCTTGCGAGCGGTTTCGGAGTAATCTATTATAGCCCCATGAACATCAAAACCTATCTAGCAAAATCGGGCGAAACCCAGAGCAGCTTTGCCGCCAAGGTGGGCTGTACCCAGGGGGCCGTCTGGCAGTGGATTAACGGGCGGACGAGCCCGTCGCCTTTGATGGCGGTCCGCATTGAGGCGGCCACGGAAGGGAAAATCACCCGCTATCAGCTGTGCCCTGAGGTTTTCGGGGGTGAACAGTGATCCAATTGCATCAGTCTGTGCGCCAGCACACACAGAACATTGAGCCGCAATCATTAGCGGCACCCGATCGCGTCACATTAACGGCCAGCCGTGAAGACCTCCCCACTAATGCCGGTGACGATTTCGGTCTTTTCCAAGCGCTGCCCCTCGCGATTGCGGGCGGGCTGGCATTGTGGGGGTTGATTGTGTGGGTGCTACTGTGAGGCCCAAAAGCCACTACCGCCACATGACGCGGGCGAAAGCCCAAGAAATCCGTCGCGCCTATTTTGCGAGGGAGGCTAAGCAGGCCGAATTGGCCGCGAAGTATGGCGTTCGGCAGAACACCATCAGCCGAATTATCAGCGATCAAGTCTGGACATAACAATGACATACGGGGATTTCGTAGCGCGCAAACTAGCGCACACGTCGACAGAAGGCATTGAAGTGGATCGATCCGAATTCGACGCGGCTTATCAACTGATGCCGCATCAAGGCGATCTGGCTTCGTGGGCGCTTAGGAAGGGGCGGGCGGCGATATTCGCTGACACCGGACTCGGCAAGACGCGCATGCAACTGGCGTGGGCCGACACAATCGCCCGCAGAAATGCCGGCATGGTCTTGATTCTATGCCCGCTCGCGGTGGCGGAGCAGACCGTATTGGAGGGCGAGTCAATCGGCGTGACCGTTACTCACTGCCGATCAATGGACGACGCGAAAGACGGCGTGAACGTCATCAATTACGACCGGCTGCACCTCATTGACTCATCGCAGTTCGTCGGCGTCGTGCTGGATGAATCGAGCATCATCAAGCACCACACCAGCAAGACGCTAGGCGTTTTGATGGATGCCTTCCGGGGCACTGCATACAAACTATGCGCAACGGCGACCCCGGCCCCGAATGACTGGGTGGAGCTCGGCACGCATGCGCAATTCTTAGGCATTCGGACGCAGGCTGAAATGCTCGCCGAGTATTTTGTCCATGACGGAGGCGAGACTCAGGTTTGGCGCATCAAGGGGCATGCAAGAAATGAGTTTTGGCGATGGGTGGCGTCGTGGGGCGCGATGATCCGAAGCCCCGCAGACCTGGGGCATGACGCATCGGCCTATGACCTGCCCCCACTGCATACCGTCGAGCACATCATCGCGTCCGAGCCCGTGATTGGGCAGTTGTTCGCGGGCGGCGCCATGACCCTTTCTGAGAGGCGATCCGCCAGAAAGGGCAGCATGGACGGTCGCGTTAAGGAATGCGCCGATCTGGTCAATTCCACCCCCGGCCCGTGGGTCGTGTGGTGCGAGCTGAATGCCGAGGGCGATGCGCTGCATCGCGCTATCGACGGGGCAGTACAAGTGGCCGGCGCTGACCCCGCCGAAACGAAAGAGGCAAGGCTGCGCGATTTCGCCGAAGGCCGCGCCCGCGTATTGATTTCCAAGCCTTCGATCTGCGGATGGGGCCTGAACTGGCAGCACTGCGCCAATATCGCCTTTGTCGGCGTGTCGGATAGTTGGGAGTCGTATTACCAAGCCGTCCGTCGCTGCTGGCGCTTCGGGCAGCGCAAAGAAGTTACTGCCCATCTGTACGTCAGTGAGGCAGAAGCCACAATCCTGGCGAACCTGAAGCGCAAGGAGTCGGACGCAAAAGCGATGGCGTCGGCGCTGTCTGCGGAGACACTGGCCGCAGTGCGGAAAGCCGTGCTGGGCTCATTGAGGGAAACCAATCAATACAAAGCCGACACCGCGATCCGCGTGCCGGCATTCTTGCGGGAGGCATCATGCACTGCATAGACCAAGCACACGGAGACGACTGGAGCCTGTACAACGGCGATTGCGTCGAGGTTATCAAGGGGTTGCCGGACAAGTCCGTGCATTACAGCATTTTTTCCCCGCCGTTCATCAGCCTGTACACGTACAGCAACAGCCCGCGAGACATGGGGAATTGCCGCAATGCGTCGGATTTCTATGAGCATTTCGGCTTTCTGGCCGATGAGCTGGCCCGCGTCATGCAGCCCGGTCGCGATGTGTCTTTCCATTGCATGCTGCTTCCGACGAGCAAGGTCAAGCACGGATATATCGGGCTTGAGGACTTCCGGGGAGACCTGATCCGGCTGTTCCAGTCTCGCGGATTCATCTTCCATTCCGAGGTCGTGATCTGGAAAGACCCCGTGACCGCCATGCAGCGCACTAAGGCGTTGGGGCTTCTGCACAAGACGGTGCGTGAGAACGCCAGCATGAGCCGGCAGGGCATCCCCGACTACCTCGTGACCATGCGCGCCCCTGGCGACGTTGTGGAGCGCGTCAAGCACGATCCCAAGGACTATCCCGTCGAGAAGTGGCAGCGCATCGCCTCGCCCATCTGGATGGACATAGACCCCAACGACACCTTGCAGTACATGAGCGCCCGAGAGCACGACGACGAGCGCCACATCTGCCCGCTGCAACTCGAGGTTATCCGGCGCGGTATTGACCTGTGGACCAACCCCGGCGAGATCGTGCTGTCCCCGTTTGCGGGCATCGGCTCCGAAGGTTACGTCAGCGTACAGATGGGGCGCCGGTTTGTCGGGGTAGAGCTGAAGGAAAGCTACTACCGGCAGGCGAAGGCGAACATCGACGGCGCCACGAAGCAGACCGGCGATCTGTTCGCGGCGTAATGTGATCTATTTCAAACTCTACATAGGCGACTACCTGCGCGATACGGCCGCGCTGTCGCTGGCTGAGCACGGCGCCTACCTGCTCATGCTTCAGCACTACTACGCGACTGAAAGGCCGCTGCCTTCGGGCCGTGAACTGTACCGTCTCCTGCGTGCCGAGACGAAGCAGGAGCGGGACGCCGTGGACGCCGTGGACGCTCGTTTTTGGGTGTGCACCGACGAAGGGCTAACGCATGCGAGGGCGGACAAGGAGTTTCTGAAGGCCGACAGAACAACCCAACGCAATCGCGAAAACGGGAAGCTCGGGGGGCGCCCAAGGAAACCCAAAAAAAACCCACTGGGTTTTGAAAACGAAAGCGAAACGGAACCCAACGAAAAGCTAAGTCATAGCCATAGCCATATAACTACCTCACTGCGTTCGGTAGTTGGGCGCGGTTCACGCCTCCCTGCTGACTGGGTGCCGGAAAACTGGTCGGGGCCGGACATGCAGCACAAGCCGCCTCCGCTGGAAGTCCAAGAGTTGCCCAAGTTCCGGGACTACTGGGCCGCCCAACCTGGGCAAAAGGGCGTTAAGGCCGATTGGAACGCCACATGGCGCAACTGGATTCGAAAGGCGGTGGAGTATGCAGAAAGCCGGGGGCATAGCAGGCAAGGCCCTGCAAAACCAACGTCCGCAGTCGAGCGGGTCCGAGAAGCCTGCAACCTCGACGCTGATGGATTTCCTTTGGGGTCGGATGACGGAGATTTACGGCCACAAGTGGACGAGCAGTTACGGCACGAAGCCAGCGGAAACGTGGTCGAGGCGCCTTTCCGTGTTGTCTCGTGACGAACTGAAGCGCGGCGTTATGGCGTGCCTGGAATCGGGCGAAGCGTGGCCGCCGAGCCTTCCCGAATTCGTCGCGCTGTGCAAACCGAAGAAGCGGGAAAACGAGGCCATGTACCAGAACGTGCCGCAGTTACCCGCCCCCGTGAGCAGCAAGGAAACGGCGAGAGCGAACGTGACGCAGCTTAAAGACTTGGTGAGGAGGCGCGCATGATTCCGATAGGGACGAGGTGCATTGTGATTCCGCTTGAGGGCATTCATTCGCCGTCAGAGGGTGTCGTGTGCGACTACCGCGACCCAGCGTGGTCGGCGAGGTCAAGTAATGGCC